TATTGTAAGTGGTGAGAGACTTTTCATAGTAAATAATTTTATATTTTGATATCCTTGACAATATCCATTACAATATCTGAAACCCTCGCCAGCCTCTTTATTTTTCTTATCATAATCATATCTTAGTAAATAATTTGGTAAAATCAAAGATAACTTCCCTGCAAAATTTAAATTTTTTTTATCAAATAATTCAGCATCTTGTTCTACGTTAAGTTCTTCTTTACTTTCTTCTTTACTTTCTTCTTTTTCATCACTAGATTCGTCCACTTCTTCTGATTGAAATGAAACAGGTGGTTCTTCTAAATTATATTTCCATAAATTATCTTCAATTTTACTATTAAATCCACAAGCCTTGTCTATTTCCTTATAACCATTAATAATAAAATCTACATTATCAAACTTATCTAAAATAATCCATTCATGACTTTGAAATTGGAAATGTTCTTCAAATCTAATTTTTATATTTTTTTCAAACAACTCATAAAACGGAGTATACATAATAAATAATACTTTTATTTTAGGTATCATAGTTCTATCACTTCTTAGTCTCTCATTTATATTATCAGTAAAACCTATCTTAAATTTATTTAACGGATTTTCAGGATCTTTTAATATATAAACACACCCTCCTTGTTCTACAAATTTATATCTATGTCTAAATTTTTTTTGATTTAGTTCTAAACTTAGTTTAGTTTTAATAACAATTTTTTGTTCATCGGATAACTTCTTTTCAATGTCAATTTTCTGTTCTTCTAATATTTTCTTTTCTTCCTCAAGTTTTATATTTTTATCTATTATACTTTGAATTTTATATTCTCCTTTCTTTCTTAAAGAAGGAAGTATTTCTTCACATACTACTTCTTGAAATTTTTGCGCAACTGGTTTATTTGAACGCATTATGAGTTTATAAACTGCAGCTTCGTTGATTGTAATCATTAATTGATCTGAGGATGTTGTTTTTATAATATTTAAGCTTTTCCATTTATCTGGAATATGTTGGGTTGCTTGAGAAACATTCGAAATTTCTAAAATTTTGCAAATATCACTTGCAACAAACCAAGGTTCATTATAAGAACCAATAATACGTATTGTATTATTATTAAATAATAATGTTTCGTCTATTGAATTAATTAATTCCATCTTTTATATTATAAAATCATTTCTTTAAATAGGAATTATAAAAATATATTTCAAATATATTTTTATAAAACAATAGGGGGTATATGTTTTAATGATACCCCCCTAAAAGATAGATATTTTGTTTTATAAATATTTAATTCAGGGGTACTATTAACTTTCGTACCCTTCTTAATGTCTTTACAATTTTAATCCTAAAATTTTGCAGATATTTTTAGCTACAAATAACGGATTATAATGTTTAAATCTTTGCTTAAAAACAAAATTTTAGTAATAAAATATTTAACATTTCATGGATAACTCATCTTATTTTATAAAAAATAGGTCTTTATTTGGAAGTTTTCCGACACAAGAATCTGTTGAAGAGCTTGAAAACCATGGTGTAAGATATTTTGTAGATTTAACAGATATAGACAAAGAAAAAAAAATTTCTGCTTATAAAACAAAATATACTTACATAAATTATAAGATAAACGATAACTCAGTTCCAATAGACCTATTATCCTTTTCTTGTTTTATAATCAAGATAAGTAGAATAATAAAAAATCTAACTACGGAGCAAAGGGTATATATCCACTGCAAAGGGGGGCATGGAAGGTCTGGTATCGTTGTAGCATGTATTCTATGCTATATTTTCAATTTAAGTCCTCAAGAATCATTAAACTATACAACAAAATGTCATAGTCGTAGGAAAAATATGAAAGAACGATGGAGGCAATTAGGTTCTCCGCAAAATTATTATCAAAAAAGATTCGTGTACAAGTTTTTTGAAACTCTAAACATCTCTAAGACAGATGAAAATACAGAAAAATTATCTTTTTTCTCAAATCACCCTATTAAAACTGAAACAGAAACCTACAACAACGTATATGAAGCATATTCTAAATACATAGAAAAATATTCTTTTGGAGATGAAAATGTAGACGATAAAATTAAAATTAAAATTATGTCTACCATATTAAGAATGAAACTAAATAAGTATCCAGAAATACATAGCATGATTATGAATACTGGATTAAAGAGACTTATTTATGTATCAAAAGACGATATTTTTTGGGGGAATGGTGTAACTAACACAGGAAAAAATTATTTAGGTAAAATATTAATGAAAATTAGAAACGATTATTATGAACAACAATCGAAGTCTAACAATTAGTACATTTTTTCTCTTGTATATTATTCTTTATTTTATCAATAATATTTACCTTGTTTGCGGTATTTAAAACTTTATCCTCTTCGTGACCAGGATAATAAAGTGTTTTCGTGTATTTCATATCATATATGTTATTGTATCTAGATAAAAATTTTGTATTTGAAGGAATAGCTATAGTTTGTGGTGTACATGCATTTCCTAAAACTGAATAACTATTGTAATATGTCATCTTTATTATTTAAAAAAATAAAATTACTAAAAATTTTTATTTAAATATTAAATATCTTTAAATAAAAGTATGTCAAACAACAGATATCTAGAATTTGATTCAACATATAGAAATAGAAATGAATGGCCTTTGGCTTCTGAATTTCAAATACCAATTTCTCAATCTGGTAGGAAAAATAATACTGATGCTTTAGACCCTGTTTGCTTATCAACTCCAATTACTGCTTGGACTTCAAACTTATTAAATGCAACTACTAGTTCCGTTAATTTAACAGGTGCTATATTATTCAACAATGCAAGTCCAGTTTTAATATCAAATACTTCTGATAATCAAAGTTTTATTATTAGAACAGCAGTATCGACATTACAACAACTCGAAAATTATTACAGCGGATTAGTAATAACAACTACAAGCGGAAGTGTTATATCAAGAAGAAGAATTTTATCTTATAAGTATTTAAGTAGTGATGCAACTTATGATTTTGGAATAGTTACTACCGAAACAAGTTTTCCTGAAGGATTAGTAGACGGAACAACTTTTTTAATTAAAGATCCTACTGATCTTTCAGATACAAGCAATCCTTATTTTTTCGTGCCTGCTGGAAGAATTCAAAAGAATGGTTATACTGGATATATTTTATATAACGAAACATATAAACAATATAGACCTATTTCAGAGTACATTTCTATTACGCACATGATTTCTGTTAATACAACAGGTACAGCATCTTTTAGCAGCGGTCCCGTAACTGGATGGTCAGCAACAGATAATTATTCTATTCGCAAAGAAATTCCTTATTCGGTTAGTTCTGTATATCAATTTAACCCAATAGCACCATTTTCAGCAAATTCAATAGTTGTATCTGGTTTAGGCTCTACGGATACAAATTTTTATAAAAACTTTGCTATCAGAATTATTCCAGATGGAAGTCTAGGTACACCACAATATTACAAATATATAAGTAATTTACCATACAACTCCGTAACTAGTGACTTAACAAATCAAGATAGAATAATAAGTTCTTCTACTTATAACTCAGGCTCAGGAAATACTACATTTATTTTAAATCAACCACTAACATTTACTCCTATAGGAACTACTTTATTTGAGATTTTACCATTCTCATATGATAATTTTAACCCGTTTACATATACAGGAAGTATGGTGTCACAACAAGACATGGTTTGTTATGAAGTTGAACTACTAAATTTAATACTTCCAAATGAAGTATTAGCTGTGGGTGAAGGTGGCAGAATAGCATTTTATCCTTACGTATATGTACAAATTTCAAATGTATCATCTTCAAACGGAAGATTGTCAAATATAATTTACTCTAATAATCCACATGCAGTTAGAGCTATATTTAGAGTGCCTATTGATGATGTTATAAATCCTATAATCTCAACTTTTATCAAGGTAGATGGTGATGGTATGGTTCAAACAATTAAGTTTAAGCCAAATGATAACTTATATTTTAGTGTATTTTTGTCAAATGGAGAGTTATACAAGACAATTCTACCCGAAAGATATTCTCCTTCTTCTCCTAATCCTGCCTCGCAGATTAGTGCATCTTTTAGTATAAGACGATTGTAAGAAAAAAATTTTAATATTAAACTTATTTTAAGTTTGATATTAAATTTGATTATTTTGTTTTTGAATCATAATTGTAAGATGTTTTTTTGTTTTTAGATGTTTATCTAAACCATATTTTTTAACTTCAACACCACATTCACAAATAACAGATAGTGAAGTTCGTTCTTTAATTTTTTCTTTATTTTTTAAGTAATATTCTTTTACTTTTTCTAATTTTTTATCTTTATTATTGTGATAGTTATTTTTTATTCTCTCAATAACTTTCTCTTTATTTTGTGTGTACCATTTTTTTTTAACATTAGAAACTTTTTCTTTGTTTGTTTCTCTATAGTTTTTTTGCTTAACAAGAAGTATTTCTTTATTTTTTTCTCTGTATAGTTTATCCGTTTCTTTTATTTTCTCTATATTATTTTCTCTATATATTTTTTTACTCTCTTTAGTTTCTTGAATCTTAGTATCTTCATCTTTAATAATTTCTAAACTTGAATCTACATCATCAAACCAATTAACTGCAGTATCAAATATATTTGTAAAGAAGCTAATATCTTTATCATTTGGAAGAATAAAACGATCTCTGTTCATTCTTTCTCTAAAATTATCTAGTTTATACAAAATCATAAGCTCAATAATTCCCATTTGATTTATATTTTTACATTTTCTTGTATATACTACATCGTGATTTAATCCTTTATTATAAGCTGTTAATCTTGAATTTAAATTTTTTGACTTACCTATTATATAGGTTCTTTTTTCTAGATGAATATGAGAAGTTAAAAGATATACTGAGTTTCTTTCAAATTTTCCTTCTTTATAAGCTAAAATTTTATCTTCTTCTGTAGATTCCTTATTATTTATTATAATATTTTCTACATTTTCAAACCAGTTATATATTTCATCAAGTACATTAGTAAATAAAGAAATATCTTTATCTTTAGGTAAAATAAATTTTTCTTTTTTTGATTCTCGATATTTATTTTTCTTGTATAACAGCATCATTTCTGCCGTTTTCATTTGTTGCATATTCTTAAAACTTTTATAGTGTATTACTTTATGTTCTAGAGATTTATTATATGTACCAACACGAATTTTCAAATCAACAGCTTTTCCGAACATATAAATCCCATCTTTTTCTAGTTCATCAGATGTAATTATGTATACAACATTTTTATCAGGACAAGTCTCTCTTTTCTGAATCCTATTAAATTTGTTTTCTAAAATTTGAATATATTTATTTTTCTCTTCGATAATATTTAAATTCTCTTCATTCTTATGAATTAGTTCTTTATACTTATCATTAAGTTCTTTATTTATTAAAATCTGTTCTTCAAGTTGTTTTTTAATTTTTAAAAATTCTTCATTATTTTCTTTTATTTCAAATTTATTTTTTACAACAAGTTCTCTAAACCACTTAGAGACTTGCAAAGAAAAGCTAGGAGAGCACCATTTAGCTAATTCTATTCCTAAATCAGGATAAATCCAAGTACCTACTTTGTATTTAGTTGATTTTCCTTTGTAAATCTCTAAATATTGAAACACAGAAGCTTCTTGTCCCTTACTTTTTTCAAGCTTAGAAATAAGTTCCTTTGTATCTTTTAATTTTAACCAATCATTTGGTTTTTTATCCACTACTTTACATAAACCTGTTGCATAAATATACCCATCTTCTCTCATAGGTATAATAAAAGTTGTTCCATCTTCTAACAATAACTTACACTTAAATATATCTCCTTCTTTCTTAAAATTTTCCATTATATGTATAATAATATTTAAATTTTAAAATTAAAATTCATTTTTTTTGAAAAGTGGGTTTATTAGTTCATTTTTTATATATATTTAATTTTAAATATATATAAAAACTCGTAAAATTAACACTAAAACTCGACATTTTCATCAAAATTCCAACTATCTTCTTTTGGGGCTAAAATCGAGCTGTGCACATACTCCGAGATTTTCTGTTCAAAGAAATTTGTCTTGCCATCGAGATTTATATTCACCATAAAGTCAAATGGGTTGGTAGCCATATAAATTTTATTAAATCCAAGTTGAACGAGTAGTCTATCTGCAACATATTTAATATATTCTCTCATTAAATCAGAGTTCATACCTATTAATTTACAAGGTAAAGATTCACATATAAATTCTTCTTCTATTTCTACAGCTTCTTTAAATATTTCTTCTACTCTTTCTTGAGTAACTTTATTTGCTAAATGTTCATATATTAGTACTGCAAATTCAGTATGCATTCCTTCATCACGAGAAATTAATTCATTACTTTTACCTAGTGCTTTAGTCATTTTGTTCCTATTTTTTAGCCAGAAAATTGAGCAGAATGCACCTGAGAAAAAAATTCCCTCTACAACTGCAAATGCTATCACTCTTTCTTCAAAAGGTCTTTCATTATTTAACCATTTAAGAGCCCAATTTGCTTTTTTTGCTACACAGGGTATATTATCAATTGCATTAAATAAATATTGTTTTCTTTTTACGTCCTTAATAAAAGTTTCTATAAGTAATGAATAAGTCATCGCATGAATATTCTCTATCATACCTTGAAAAGCATAAAAATTTCTAGCTTCTGGAGCTTTAACTTCGACACAAAAATTTGTTATTAAATTCTCAAGAACAATTCCATCCGCCCCCGCAAAAAACGCTAATATATGTTCAATAAAATATTTTTCATTATCATTTAAAGATTCCCAGTCATTTAGGTCTGCTGCATAATCTATTTCTTTTGCAGTCCAAAACATACCTTCTGCAATATCATATGCATTTTGTAATTTAGCATATTTTACAGGTAGTTGAGTAAATCTTGAATTATCTTCAGTTAAGAGAGGTTCGTGGAGTCTTTCTTGAGTCATTTTATTATCTTAAATATTTTAATTTTTTTAAATCATTTTTTATTTTTTTTTTTTTTTTTTAAAATTATTTTTTACAATAATGCTCTTTTTTTAAGCTCTTTTACAAACTCCTCAATAAAATCATCTTTATATTCTTCTGAATATAACCAATATTTTTTAATCTCTACTTCCTCTACTTCCTCTACTTCCTCTACTTCCTCTACTTCCTCTACTTCCTCTACTTCCTCTACTTCCTCTACTTCCTCTACTTCTTCTACTTCTTCTTCTTTATCAAAAGAAAATTCATCATATACAAAAAGATTATTCGTTATAGCTTGATTATCAAGTGGATAATTGTACATGTCTGATATATCCTTATTTTCTCCAACTAAAAAAGTATAAATATTTTTAAATAGTTTCATTTTATTTAAAAATATTTTTGTTTTAAATTTGAAATTAATTTAAAGATATATTTTTTTAATATAAAATGGATTCTTTGTTTCTTTTTTCGGCAGGTTCAGAAAATGATAGACTAAATAAAGATTTATGGGTGAAGGGAGCGTCATTATTTATACCTCAAATTAATAATTTATTAAATACACACACCAAATATCGCCTTCGTATTAATTCTATTGATGAATTTGAACACAATAATAGTAGATTACTTGGTGATATATTAGCAAAAAATAAATCAGATAAATCAACTACGCATAGATACTACATTTTCTATTCTTATATTCTTAATAAACTAGGTATTGAAAAAGAGTTAAACACTTTAGAAATTGGTTTAGGTACTAATAATCCTAATTTAGTTTCTACTATGGGCGTCGATGGAAGGCCTGGGGCTTCATTATATTCTTTTAAAGAATATTTGCCAAATTCAAATATACATGGTGCTGATATAGATAAAGATATTCTATTTGAGGAAGATAGAATAAAAACTTGCTATGTTGATCAATTAGATTCTACCTCATTTGAAGAAATAAAAAATAAATTTGGCGATATCAAATATGATTTAATAATAGATGATGGACTTCATTCTATAGGTGCTAACTTTAATACGTTATTATTTGCTTTAGAAAATTTAAACGAAAATGGATGGGTAGTAATAGAAGATATTATTTATGGTTCAAATTGGCAGTCAATAGATTTTATTTTAAATTCTACAAATAAATATAAAACATATATGATAGCTACAGGTACAGGCCTTCTATATGCTGTAAATAAGTCTTAAATTTTATACCTATATATAAGTATAAAATAATATATTTAACTAAGCTTTTGTGGCTAATTTTTCCATACATTTAGCATGTCTTACGCTTTCTTTATGCTTCTTCATTCTATAATGAGTTACTATCATACCACACTCGCATGTTTCTTTTTTCTTTCTTTGTTCTGCGATTTTTGTCTTATAATTTTCTTCATAATATTCTTTTCTTTTTTCCAAAATTTTTTCCTTATTTTCTTGATAATATTCTTTTCTTTCTTCCAAAATTATCTCTTTATTCTCATTATAATGTTCTAAGACACTTTTTATCATATCTTCCTTATTTTCTTCATAGTATTCTTTTTTCTTTGCAGATATAGTTTCAAAATTATTTTCATAATATTCTTTTTTCAAATCAGCTATTATTTCTTTATTATCTTCGCGATATTCTTTTTGTTGTAAGTATATTTTCTCTTTATTTTCTTCACGATACTTTTGATGTCTGTCTTTTTGTTTTTCCTTATCTTCTTTTTCAGCTGTTTTTTTAGGGTAAATTACATAATCAACATTCTCAAAAAATTTCAAACATATATCAAACATATCTGTAAATAATGTTATATTTGTATGTTCGGGTAATAAAAATACGTCTCTACCAGCTTTACATCTATATTCTCCAAGTTTCATAAGTATTGATGCTTCAACTATATCCATTATTTTTGAATTTTGACATGATAAGTAATAAACAACTCTAAAATCATGTAACTTATTATGGTCATAATCTTCTTTTCGTTGATTTAAGTTAACGGATTTACCTATAACATATTCTCCTATTATTTCGGCTTCATTCGTAGTCATAAGATATACAACATTTTCTTTATCTACAATATCTTTTGGTTTTTTAACGTATTTTTTTACTAACTTCTTATTTTCTTCCTCAATTTTATTTTTTTCTTCCTCTATTCTTAATTTTTCTTCCTCTATTCTTAATTTTTCTTCTTCTTTATTAGATAATTGTAGCTTTAATTCATTTGATTCTTCATCAATAGTTTCTTGTAATAATTCTTCTAATTTGATATAATAATCATGGACTTCGTCAGCTTTCTTTGTTCCAGCTTTTAAAGAAAACTTTTTGAAGGTGTTAATATTAAGAGTAATAGTTTCTTTGTTAAAACCACCTTCATTTTTGCGCTCCGCCAATTGGCGGAGCGCAACTTTATAATCAATATCTTTAGTAAAAAATTTTTCTAATAATTTTTTTGCAGAGTCTTTTCTTGTAAATCCCAACCATTTCCATACATTATCAAAATCAATTACAAAATCATTCTTCTTATCATAATTTAAAAAGCAGTAAAAGCTAGCTACAAATAGCTGCTGTTGATTATCATTAAAATTTTCCTTTATTTTCATTAAAAGTTTGTTTTCATAGTCCTTTGTAAGGCGAGTAATAGAATTTTTTTCTATTAAGTGAGCGATGTTTAAATTTTCCATTTTAGTTTTTTTAATTTATAATTATATATTTCATTTCTTTAAATCTCATTTCTTAAATTTACACATTTTTTTACAAAATATTTGTGCTAATTTTTACGATATTTTATAATTAATTTAAATTATAAAATAATAGGTTCAATCATAGTCGGAATCTGAATTATCTATATTACAAGAATCTTTCTCAATTTGCTCTTTTGACTTAATATATATATTAATTTCTCCTAGATTACCTACATTTGACTTAAAATATAGTGGTTTGCCTGCAAAAATTTGAATATTTGTATTTAATCCAGCTAACTTGGATATTCTACTTAGTGTTTCTGTATTAAATTCTTGGTCATATTTAATGTCCTCATCTTCATCTTCGTTATCATCTAAATCTCCAAATGAGACTGTTCTACCATACACTCCTGTTGCACTACAACTAAAGTTTATTGAATATTTTTTTGCATTTACTTGTATAACATTTCCTATATTACCCAATTCTTTTAGCATCTTTTGATAGTTAATTGAAGATATAGATATAGGATTTAAATAACCTGTTGGCAAGTCTATTTCTAAATTTTGAATGCTTTGAATCTTAACAGTAGAAGTAGTAGTTCTATTGTTCTCTTTAGGTGTAACTTTGATACATAAATTGTTCGGAAATTCATCGTCAATAAACAGCTCTATCGCATCTTTCTTCTTGACTGGTCGAAGCATCTTATGAAAATGTGCCATGTTGATTCCGAGGAACATTTTCTTCGAATTAAATTTAAACATGGTAAACCCGCTACTTTGAGAAAATAATTTTAAATCTATAAGAACACGCCTGTGATGGTCCATCATTCGTAAAAAAATCCCTGTATTATCAATTTCAAAGCATCCTGTCTTTATATTATTTGCAAGTAATTCTGCTAATATTTTAAATGCATATGCTTCGTTACTTTTTGCTCTAAATATTATTGTCATTTGAATTTAAATTAATAGTTTAAATACTTTAAATTAAAATTTTAAAAAAAAAATATATAATAAATAAAATGTCCAACAATATATTTTTAACAAAACCTATTGCTTATCTCACAATAAATGACTTTGATAGTAATGGTAATATAGTAAATTCTAAACTAAAAAACGGAAAAGTTATAATTATGATTCAAGCAAATTTCTGCGGTTATTGTACTATCGCTAAACCAGCCTTTCAAGAATTGGCAAAACAAAATCAATCAAACTTTATTTGTGTAACTATTCAAGGAGATGGAAAAGAACAAGGAGAAAAAGAGTTAAATGATATGATAAAAAAAATCGACCCTACTTTTAGAGGATTTCCTAGCTATGTAGGGTATAAAGATGGAAAATATGTTAAGTCACATTCCGGAGGAAGAAATAAGGAAAATTTGGTAGCATTTGCGCAATCATTCTAAATATTTTTAAAAAATATTATTTTTAAAAATAAAATAATAACAATAAAAGAGTTATGGTTAAGATAAATAACGAAGAATTTAAAACATATGATCTCGATTCAGAGCAAACAATATATCAAAGAATAGCAGCAAATATGAATACACTTCCAAATTTTTTATATTTTCCGGCTGGAATTCCAACTATAGAGGATTTTTCTATCGATCAAAATATTGAAGTAGTTAATTTAATTGATATAATTAAAAAGGGAACTGATATTACTAGTGTTTATAATGAAATAAAAAAATATGAGAATAAAACTATAGGTACTTTTAGTGTAAGAGATATTATAAACTACTACACCATCTTAAATTCAAATTTTACAGAAACATATGATCAATGGTTTGGATATGAGGAATTTGCTATATCAAGTCTTAAAACTAATATAGAAAAAATTTTAGATGAAAATAATAATATTACAGACGATGAATTAGAAAGAATATGGAAAACGAAAAGAAATCGTGAAGAAACTTTTAATAAAGAAATAGAAAAAAATAAAGAACTTGCAATCAAAACTCTAAATAAATTTTTACAATTTGATAAAATTGAAACATTAGAATACACACCTTTCAAATTAGAAAAAATAACTTTTGAGTTTGAGATAAATGTGGAAGATACATCGTCTATACTTGAAATATTTAATACTATAGTTTTAAATAAGAATATACCTTTTGCTGCTACAAATAACTTTTACAAAATTTTAAAAGGATTTAAACCACCAATTGAATGGGTTAATCTATTTGATAGAAGCACAAGTTTTAGAGATAGATCCAAGGATATAAATAGAGAAACAAATATTATACTTAAAATTCTAGAAGACAAAAAAATTAAAAATAAAGATAGATACATAGACATAATTATCAGTATGAAAGATATAAATACTATAAAGATAAGCACTAAGTATAATAAAAAATATATTTCAACAGAAAAGATAATAAATAATTGCCTTGATATACTAAGAACAAAAAAAACACCTCAAAATAAGAAAGAAGTTAACGTAAATGGCGTTTACTATATGTTTGAAAAAATAAACAGGGATGCTATGTTAGATATGATACTAAATAATCCTACAATTTCAAGCTTATTAAGTGTAAATGAAAGTTCAATATCAACCTTATATTCTGTATATATATATTTTGAGAATAGTAATTTAGGAAAAATAAATTTAAATCTAACTCCTATAAAAATTAGCAGTAAAAATATTAAACCCTTGTTATCAAGCGGCATAGATGATGGTAAAATTCCAATAAATACGAATATAATTAGAATAAGAATAACAGAATGTGATAATATAAATAAGATTGAGGATTTTCAAAACCTATTTTCGAAACTAATAACTTTGTATAAGAATAACGAGGAAGATATTATAAAAATTTATGAAGACTATAATTGTCCTTTAGATGGTAATGAAGAAGAAGATGAGGAAAAAATAAAAGTTTCGAAAAAAGAAGAAACAGATTTACATAAAATAGATCCGTTTATTTTTGATAAAAAAACAAAATATACAACAAGTTGTGGTCCATTTAAAAGGCCTAAATATTTGACAAATGAAGAAGCAGAAATAAAAATACAGGAAGGAAAATCTGAAAATATAATTAAATTTCCAAAAGAAGAAATTGAAGATATATCGTATCCTAAATATTATATTTGCAATAATGAACCTTATATTTACCCAGGATTACAAGAAAATAAATATAAAGAAACAAAAGAACTAGTACCTTATTTACCTTGTTGTTTTGAAGTAAAACAAAATGATAAACCCGAATATAAGGATTATTATTTTACTGATGATATAGATAAAACATCGATAGCAACTTCAATTGGAAGTAGAACAACTAAAAGTAATTATATAGTAGAAAATGTAAAAAGACCTTTAGATAGGAAAATTTACGGAGTATTGCCCCCAAATTTAAAAAAATTATTTTTAATGGGAGATCAAAAAAATATTTATTATAGAGAAGGAATGCTTGATACTAAAAGTAGTTTTTTAAATTGCGTAATGCAAGCTTTAGAAACCAAAAAATTTACAGAAAAGAATGATTCAGTAATTTTGGGTATTCTAAATAAAAAAAGAGAAGAATTAGCTACAGATATTTCCGCTGGATATTGTAGACAAGAAATGTTTGATTATAATATAGATGAAATAAAAAATAAAATTCGAAATAAAGAAGAGTATTTAGATCCTAAATTATTTATTCGCTTATTGGAACTACATTTTGATTGTAATATATTTTTATTTTCAATTAAAAATGATGGAGAATTTATTATACCTAATAATCTTCAGTGTTATTATAAACTTAAGAATAATAAACGATGTATCTTTATAATAGAGAACACAAACATTAAAGACGGATATCCTAGGTGTGAACTAATAATAAAACATAATCCGGTTAAAAATGTTCATACGAGTATTTTTGATTCGGATAATAGTGTATCTAAAGTTATTTATGATGCTTACTCTTCTTATATCAAATCTTATGCTTTAAATACACAAGTTTCTCCTGTTAATCTAAATTGGCCTTTAGAAAAGCTGGTTATAACTTCTCAAATTTTTGATGCATATGGTAAAACTAGAATTTTAAATGTAAATTATAAGTCAAAAAATATATCTTTATTTACTTCTCCAATACAGCCTTTAAATTTAGACTCTAATTTTGAACTTACAGAACCTATAAATAAAACAGATATTAAAACAGCAACTGAAATTTTAAATACTATAAGTACAACAAATATACAAGAAATAATAGAATTAAATACCAAAAAACTCACAGGAAAAATTAATAACGTTATTTTACATATTTTAATTCAAGATGAAAAGGACGTCGATTCTAAAATACAATATTCAGCTATGTCGGAATATAATAAGTATAAAAAATTATCAAGATATATAATTGAATACATATTCTGGTTATTTTCAACATATTTGTATGAGAACACAATTGATCTTGAATATATAGCGGAAAAATATGATAACGTATTTTACGATTTCAAAACTAAATATATTCAAATGAATAAAGATTTCAAATACGAAAATATTAAAAAAAATTTTAGCTTCGAAAATAGTGGTATAATAAACAATAAAAAACTTATTATTAAGTCTGAAGACACTTTAAAAAGATTATTTTATATTTTACGATTAAAACTAATCAGAAATCTAGATGAAATTTTAAATTATAAAGATAAAATTATGATTGAAAATTATTACTTAGATATAACCGACTTTTCTTTTGAAACCAATCAATCTATTTTACAAGGAGAAAAAGCATTTTTTAGATTGTTAAATGAAACGACTACAAACATAATATACAAAAAAATAAATTTTGTGAAGGAAGAAGATGAAGAAGAAAAAGAAAAAAAAGACAAAGAAGAAGAGGAAGAAGAGGAAGAACAAAAAAATATAACTGAAAACTTAGAAAGCAGTTATTTTTATGTAGTAAAACCCTATTTTTTTAAGAATAACATTATAGATAGTAAAAATATATATATAGCTCAAAATATTGACTCATACTTAAAAGGAATTAAAATTAGTATAATATGGAATAGGGACAAATATAATCCTGGAATAGACGTTAAAATTAACGACGATGATAATTTAAATCAAAATTTCACCTTATATTCATATATAAGTAGTAAAGATATAAAAATATATAACGTGGAAGGAGAACGAAATAATTTGAATATTAAAATTATAGGATATAAAGTAGAAGATCCTAAAAAGAAAACACTTATTAATTTTTATACTGTTCTATTGCCACTATAATGAAATTGTATTTTCTAAGTTCTTTTATAACTTAAAAAATAAAAAAATGATTTTAAAATTAAATTTATAGAATTATTATTATATAATATAATTAATGCCACCAAAGAAAGTTTATAAGAAACTTGACCCAATAACACATATTCTCGAAAGAAGTGATATGTATGTTGGGTCAAAAAGATTGAAAAATATTGAAGAGTATATAGCTACTAAAGATGAAGATACTTTTAAAATATTTAAAAAATATATAAATTCTTCTCCTGCAATTTTAAGAATTTTTGTTGAGGTTCTTTCAAATGCAATTGATAATGTAGAAAGAAGTAAAAATACAAAAACTCCTTGTACTACAATTAAAGTAAATATAGATAAAGAAACAGGCGAAACTTCCGTGTGGAATGATGGCGATATTATTCCAATTGAAATACATGAAGAGGAAAAAATTTACAACCATAGTTTAATTTTTGGAAATCTTATGGCTGGTTCAAATTATAATGATGAAGAAGAAAGGTTGGTTGCGGGACGATTTGGTTTAGGATCTAAGTTAACAAATGTTTTCTCAACAAAATTCATAGTGAAAGGATTAGACCCTAATAATGGAAAAGTTTTAGAGCAAACATGGACTAATAATATGAGAAATACAACTGAACCAAAGATTACTTCTACTAAGTTAAAAACTGGTTTTACAAAAGTTACTTATTTTCCGGATTTTAAACAATTTGATTTAGAAGAATATTCAGACGATATAATTAGTCTATATACTAAATACATAATTGATGCTGCTATGTTAACAAAGATTAAAGTATATTTAAATGAAGAATTAATACCAGTAAATAGTTTAGAAACATATTCTGAATTATATGACACTCCAACAGATGAAAAACTTTTTATAAAAAATAAAAATTCAGAAGTTTTAATTTGTCCTGCTAACATAAATGAATTTCAACATATTTCTTTTGTAAATGGTACTTATACACGTTTAGGAGGAATTCATGTTGATATTTGGTCTGAAGTTATATTTAGGCCATTAGTAGAAAAATTTAATAAGAAAGATAAACCACAAGTTAATATTAAAGATATAAAACAATTTTTTAGAATTTTTGTTGTGGCAACTGTTCCTAATCCTGAATTTTCATCACAAGATAAGGAAAAGCTTGAAGCACCAAAAATAAATCCTGAGGTAAAACAAACGGATATAAATAAAATTTTAAAATGGTCAGTTATTGAAGATATAAATGATATTATCAAAATGAAGGAGATGGTGGTATTAAAAAAAACAGAAAAGAAAAAGAAAGGTTATACAAAAATTGAAGGATTAGACCCCGCAAATAATGCTGGCGGAAAACTTGGATATCAGTGTTCTTTAATTCTATGCGAAGGTTTGTCGGCAAAAACATATGCAGTTGCAGGAATACAAAAAGGAGTTTATGATAAAGCAGGTAGAGACTGGTATGGTGTGATGCCTTTGAGGGGCAAATGTGTCGCGTTAGACACTCCTATTTTACTTTGGAATGGAGAAATAAAAAAAGCACAAGATATTAAAGTTGGTGATATCTTGATAAATGATTTAGGAGAATCAACTAAAGTATTAGAATTATTTTCAGGAACCGATATGATGTATGAAGTACAACAATTAAAAGGGGATAATTATGTTGTTAACAGCGAACATACATTAACATTAAAAGTATCAGGAAATTGTTCTATTTCATGGAATGAGACAAAAAAACAATGGAAATTACATTATTTTGATAAAAAAGATATGAAAATGAAAAATAAAAGTATAAATTGCCTAAAAAATGAAGAAGATATAAAAATAATTGAAGAAGATACGGATTTTCAATGCCAAGTCGATAATTGTAAGTGTATTTATACAAATCGTAGTAATTTAAGAAGACATTATAGAGAAAAACATCCTAATTTGGAGTATCCAAAACCAAAACCTTATATAGTTCATAATAAGTCTTTTCTTACGAAAGATCAAGGATACATAAAAATTTCTAAAATATTAGAAAATATTGAAAAAGATGATGTTATAGATATTAGTATAAAAGAATATTTAAAATTAGATAATGAAACTAAACACCATTTGAAAGGATTTAAATTGAATAATTATATAAAATGGCCCAAAAAAGAAGTTGCAATTGACCCTTATATTTTAGGAATGTGGTTAGGTGATGGACTTTCAAATGGTTTTGGCTTTTCCGGAGAAGATATAGAGCTAATTAATGAATGGTATCTTTGGTCTATAAAAAATAATGCGGAAGTTGTACATAATAATAAAGACTCATTTACAATTAGAAAAAAAGACTCTTTAAAATTAGGTGGAGAAAATAAAAGAATTAATATTGGTTCTTCTTACTCGAGTAATAAAAATTGTAGAGCATGTTCACATAAACTATCTGAAGCATGCTCTAATGATAAAGAACTTAAAGAACTTAATAAAAATAGAGTAATTCAAATAATAGATTATCAAAATAAAGAAGTTTATGGCTCAAATCCTTTAAGAGAAGCTTTAAAAAAATACAATTTAATAGACAATAAACATATTCCGATAGATTATATTATAAATGATAAAGAAACAAGACTTAAATTATTAGCAGGATTCATAGATACAGATGGATATATTAAAGAAGATGGTAGAATAGAAATATGTCAATCGATTGAGCATAAAAATATGCTAGATAGTTTACTTTTGATATCTATATCTTGAGGATTTTATTGTTATTTAAGTGATAAGAAAGCATTTTATACAGATAAAACTGGAAAAAAAATATATAAAGAAGCATATAGATTAATGATTTCCGGAAATAATATTTCAGAAATACCTACAAAATTGCCTAGAAAAAAATTAGATCATATATTTTCAAGAGATTCTTTAAATACTAGGATAAATATAGTTGAAAAAGGAGTAGGGGATTATGTAGGATTTATGACAGATAAAACACATAGATTTTTACTCGGAGATTTTACAATCACACATAATTGTTTAAATGTCAGAAATTCTATTCCTTCTACTATAGCCAAAAATAAAGTTATAACAGATTTGATTCAGGCGTTAAATTTAAGACATGATTTAGACTATACGGAAGATAAAAATTATAAAACTTTATCATATGGAAAAGTTATACTACTAACTGATGCTGACATAGACGGAACACACATAACAGGATTACTTATGAATTTTTTCCACTATCTCTTTCCTTCTCTTTTAGAAAGAGAAGATCCTTTTATTATAAGTATGTGTACACCAATAGTAAGAGTTTTTAATTCAAAAGGAGATATACTATTTTACGATGAAAATAAATTTAGAGAATTTACAAAAGATCAAGAAAAACAAAATAAAACATTTAAAAGTAAGTATTACAAAGGATTAGGTACAACAAAACCGGAAGATGTACCTGATACATTTGGTAAAAAAATGATTGAGTATATAAATGATGATAATTCAACAACTAATATGAATAAAATATTTCATAAAAAGTTTGCTGA